TAAAACTGATTCGTAGCTTACGGTGGTGCCCTTCGGGTGCTTGGCGTTCCAGTCGAAGCACGCGGCCTTGGCTTGGGTTTCCATTTGCTTCAATGACATCTGCTTGCGTGGGGGCATGGGTGAATCTCCTTATGTTGGTACTGGCAAAGCCCCAGTAAACCGGGGCGCAGGGTGTGGAAGAGGCTAAACGGGGCGGCTTGTATCCAACTCGACGCGGTAGTTTTGGAGGTTGTAGCCAATGCCCTTGTCGGCAGCGCGCTCAACGAATTTGCGGAGCTTAGTCATAGCCTGCTTTTCGCTCGGTGCTTTCAGGCTCATGCGAAAGCAGCCCTCGCCGTCGATCATGGTCCAGCAACGGAACCAGAATTGCGGCCTTGGCGCGGTTTTGCGCTCAACAGATCCAGCGCCGCCACACTTGAAGCAAACGCCACCCTGGATATGCGAGAAAGCGCGAATGTGGCCTTTACCGTTCGCGCAACGTGGGCATTCAACTTTCATCGTTCAGGCCTCCAGGGCAGCGTGCTTATACCGACGAAGCCCCTAGTTAAGGGGCTTGAAGGTTCTAGGCTTTACAGGCCTTTCAACCGGGCGTTTATCTTGCACTTCAAGCCCCACGGCCCTTGCGCATGGCGCCAGATTTCACGGGCTTTCCTAACCGCTTCGTTTCGATCCACTGCAAGCACCTCATCCGAGCATTCGCGGTTAGTGGTCACGTAGCACTCACCGACCACCGTAAAGGTCACGATGTAGGTCCGCGCCTGACGACGCTTCTTGACTGCCGCCGGGGCTGGAGCGGCCGCCATGGCTACAGGCGCGGCAGGCTTGGTGCTGGTAGTCATGTCCACGCCGTTCTCGAACACGGGGATAGGGTCGCGAACGCCATTCGCCAGGATTGCAGCCTCGCATTCGGCTTCGGTGCCGTAGAACGGTTCAGCATTGACGCCGTAGCCGGACAGGTAGACGTAGCATTTACCGCTGTTCAGCTTGCCGATGTTCGCGTTCATTTCGCCGTGCCCCGTTGTTCGTTTCGATGGGCTTACTTTATGGGCTAGTTTCTAGCCCGTCAAATACTTTTTATGACTTATCACAAAATCATAATAACGCCATCACCTGCGCACCAAACGACAGGCACAAAAAAGCCCGCGCTGGGCGGGCGTTTTCGCTTGGATACCGCTAGATACCTTTGGATATCTTTAGGTATCTCTTAGTACATTATTCTAGCATCAAGCCGGTAGGCAGCGGATGGCAGCCCGATCGCCCTGATATGGCGGGCTACTACACGCCGCCATTGCTACCTGACACTGCAACACCATCGCCAGCACTGCGCCCATCACCATCCGCTTCATGATCTTCTGGTTCATGGTTAGATCGCCTCCGCTGTGGCTTTCAGTGCGTGCTGGCTGTACGCCTCAGCTGCATCGGCAAACAGGCCGCTCAACTCGCCTTCACCGAACTCGCCGTAGATGCGTTCAAGCTCCTTCAAAACGCTGTCCGGGTCGTCCAGGTCGGCGGTACCGTCAATTACGCTGTCCAGGTAGGCTTTGGCTGCTTTCAAGGCGTCATCCTTGTCATCGGGTTGGCTGAGCTCAGAGGTGGGCGCCGCTGGCGGTTGGTTGAACAAGTCGTTTTGCTCGATCGCAAACACGCCCTCACCGAATTCCTTTTCCAACTCGGTGTTGGCCGCCTTGACGATATCGGCAAAGCTGGCGGGCTCATCACCGAACAGGCCGGCAGTCTGCTTGCGCTTGGCTTCAGATTCGACGAACTGCGCCATGGCCTTGAATGCGGTACCCAGGCGCTTGGCGCTGCGGTTGTTCTTGCTGATGAACATGGCCATCGCTGCTACGGACGGGTCGATATCGCCAAACATGTCGCCCTGGCGCAGAAACTCATCGATCCCCAGGCCGCTTTCCTTGGCCTGGCGCAGCACGTTGGTGGCGTTGATGATCGCGTTCACAGCTTCCTGATCCAGCGACAGCTCCAGGGAGTCGGTGACCTTCTCGCCAGCGTCTTCAGCGCCAGCCACGTCCAGCTCCTTGGCTCGCATGAAGTCAGGGGCGGCCATGTTCAGCGCGCTGACGATGTTGGCAATCTCTGGCTTGCTGATATCAGCCGTCATTTCCAGCAGGCGATCGTCGGAATAGGCGCCAGCGAAGAGCGCGGCCTGTACACGGCTGATCAGGCTGGCGGTAGGGCGCCCGTCGGTGGTCATGTATTGCGCCGCCTCAGCATCACCCAGGCTTTGCAGGAACGCGTTGATAAAGTCCCGGTTGGCGGCGCTGGTCAGGTCACCATCGACAAGCTTGGCCATCATGGCGCTGTCGAGGCGCTTGGCATCGCTGCGGGCCTTCTCGGTTGCGGTCATGGCCAGCTTATCGTCTTGGTTGGCCTCTACGGCGAACTCAGCCCGGTCCACGGCAGTGACACGCACACGCACCAACACAGGGGCTTTCATGTTCTGGATCTTGGTGGCGCTGACCTTGAAGTACTCGGCGTGCTCCAGCAGCCATTCCCGGTATTCATCTGCCTTGCCGATGCGGTACGCCTCACGGATGGCCATGGCGCGACCGTTGCCGGACTCAACCACGCGATCGGCGCCGACGATAGGGGCGCCACTGTCGGCGCGGTTGGTGCGCCCCAGGCTGTCCGGATCAAGATTGCGTGCCGTCTTCTGCACCCAGGCCTGAGACGTCGCCCGCGCCCGATCGCGCGGTTGCAGCTCGCTCGGGTAGTCCGGGTTCGCAGTACCGTCAGATTCGTGGCTGATAACCAGGTTCTTCGCTTCAATCACTTTGAAACCGGTGACTACCTTCGTACCCTTGGCGGTTTTCACGGTGTTCTCACGGCCTTCCGGAGCGATCTCGCCCGTATCGTCACCTGCATCTGGCTCAACCGTCGCGGCTTCTTTGATAGCCTTGGCAGCTTCAGCTGGCGCCGTGTTATCCGCGTAGAGCTGTTGCACCAGGACAGTCTGGCCCAAGGCAATCGCGTCGGCATCGCCCGTGCTGATGTCCATCAGTTCCGCCAGCGCCTCCAGTACATTGCCCTCCCATTCCACATAAGGCAGCTTGGGAGCCGGGGCTGGCGCTTTATTCAGGTCGCGCAGACCAAAACCGTCCACCTTCGCCTTGGCGGCTTGCACCAGGTCACGCCCGATACTGGCCAGAATTTCGTCCTTGGTACCGCTGGCGCCCAAGCTGAAGCCAGCCTTCAGTACCAGTTCACGCAACGCGTCCACGTCGTCGATCGCATCCAGAACGCCCAAGGCGCCCATGGCATTGCCAGCTGTCAGGGCCGCGGTCAACTTCTCCAGGTCGGTACGGTTGTCGCGCAGGTTCGGATCATCGCCCAGCATGTCCGGCTGCGCCGCCGGCTCTTGTTGCGCTTCTGGCGGCGTTTCACTTGCTTCAGGACCGCGATAGCCGGCATCCCACAGCTGCTTGGCCATATCGGCGATGTCTTTGGCCAGGTTGCCGTAGTACGCATCACTTGGAGCCATGGCAGCCCAACGGGCACGTGCCGACGAGTGCATTTCCAGCAAGCGGGCGATCTTCTCTGCCTCAGCATCATCGGCGCCGTTGCCGTGATCCTGATTGTCCTGGCCAGCGCGCTGTTGCTCTTCCAGGTTGCGCAGTTGCTCGGAAACTTCCGACAGGTAGTTGCTGGCGTTGACGGTGGCCAGAATGCCGCCGCTGTCGATCGCGGCCATGGTTTCGGCGATTGCATTGCCCAAGGAGACGGTAACGCCTGCCTTGTTCGCACCCTTGCCGCCGATCGCGCGCGCCGTCTTCTTGCCGGCCTGCAATGCTTCGAGGTCTGCACGGTTGATCGCCAGCTGTGCGCTCAATTGGTCCAGGGTGAAGCCACGCAGATCCCCGGCGACAACCTTGGCCATGAACTCTTCGCGCGTCGTTGCGGTGCCACCCAGGGCCTGGATCTTCTCAATGACGCCATCCGCCTGCGCCAGAAACTTTTCGGCGTACTCCGACGGCTTGGCTACGATGGCGCCAGCATCAGCACTTGCATCCGGAGCGGCTACCGGCGCCGGCATCTGCGCAACTTTGGCCTGCAGGTCTGCAATTTGCTCGTCGAGCCCTTGCAGTTCGGCGGTCTTGCTTTGCGCTTGCGCCTTCAGGTCTTCGATTTTGGCAGCTTTCTCAGCGCTGGCACCGTTGGCTTTGATGAATTTGGCGCTGTTCTTCTCCACCAGCGCCATGATGCGGCGTGCCACCTGGCGCGGGTTGATGTCCTGGCCACGCTCGGGCGCCACCACCAGCGTAACGTCCTTCTTGTTCTGCACCCATTTCCAGCTGATCAGCTCGTCCTTGGCGGTGAGCTTGTTCGGGGTACTGTCCGGGTTGTGGAAGAACACCGAAACGGTTTGCCCGTCGCTCATCGTGAACAGCATCGCCACCTGAGTGGTGCCGCGGTTCTTGAATGGCTGGCTCACCTCCACGGCGTCGGCCTTCACCGTCGCGCCGGCAGCCTGCATTACACGCAGCAGTTGATTGGCCTTGCGCTCAAACTGCGCGTACTCAATCACCATCGCATCGAGCATGGTGCCGTCGCTCAGAAACTCGGTGATATCCGCCATTGTCACGCTGTCGAGCAGCAATTTTTCAGGGTCGCCACGGCGCAGGCCATACATGACCTCGCCCATAGTCATGCCCACGGGCAGATTGTCTTTGCCCCAGGCCACCATGGCACCGGTCATAGGTTTCACCTCATCCTGGATCAAGTCGACGGCCTCAAGGGGCCGGGTTAGGTCGCCTGACTTAAGCCAGGCCTTGAATTGCTTGATGGTGCACGTCACATAGCTGCCCATGCCCTGCCACCCGCGTTCATAGCTGTTGCGGTAGGCGCTGATGGCGCTGTCTACGTCATGGAAGCCCAGCACGGCCTTGTGCTCGTCAAAGCTGCGATCCTTCTTCACCTGGTTGACCACAACCACCAGCGTGCTTTCAGGGGTCGGCCCCACGTACACGTCAAAGGCGTCACCGTCGGCGCCCTTGTAGCCGTTGATGTAGCCATAGTTCGCCATGCAGACGATTGACCAGGGCTCGCCGTCGGCCTTGCCGGAACGGGGCGTAAACATTGGGGTTTCGATGGTGATGGGCAGGCCATGCAGGCGCAGGCTGCCTTTGGGGTAGTTCCCCGCACGCAACTGTTCGACAGTAGGCGCGCGCTTGTACCCAAGGCCGAACGCACCGCTATGCGCGGCACTGTTCAACTTTGCATAGTGATCAGTCATTTAACGGGGCTCCGCTGGAAAGCCTCACGATACCCCGGCAAAAAACAGCGCCCCGGCCATGGTTTTCACGGTTTGACGGGCACAAAAAAGGCGCCGAATGGGCACCTTCTTCGATGTACGGGGTGCAGCGCTTCAGCCGCGTTTAAGCGATGGCTCTGGCGCAGCGTCGATCAAGTCCCCCACGATTTTCGAGTGTGTCTCGCGACGTTCAAACGCCAGCGACTCGACTTTTTCCCTTTGGGCGTCAGTCAGATAAAACGCCATCCGATTCTTACCCTTTTTCTCTTCGGCGCCTTTGCTCTTTGCCATCGTGACTATCTGCCTAATGTGGATATGGTGACGTTATGATAAAGCAACTTGGCGCCAGTGTTCCAGCAATCCAGCCGAAGCGCGCTAAACCCGCTTTTTCCCCGAAAAACCCGCCTAAAATTGTCCGGGGATATTTTTTTGATGCCTAAACAACGGAAAAGCCCCGTGATCGGGGCTTGAATCGGGACGTTACGTCACAAGGCAGCGAGGCGCAGCCCTTGCGGCTTCTCGGGTTTTGGGCAGTTGAGCTCTGGTCGCGGCGGCCATGCGTGGATTGCGGACATCTCGCAATACAGCTCAGCGCTGGCCACCGCTTGCTGATAGTCGGTATCGCCGACCCAGCCCACCGCATAGACCAGGCCGGCCACCAGTAAACCCGCTAGGAACGGTTTAGGCACACTCACGTTAATCTTGCGCATAACTTTTTCCCTTTCGTTTAGGCCGTAACCTTCGGCGAAATAAAGTTATAATTTTTATGTTTATTACGCAACACAAACATTAGCGTTTTATTGTTTATTTTGAGGTGTGCATGAAAATCATGGCGTCGGTCAGTGGCTTCAGCGGCGAGAAAGTGACCCTTCTGGCCTTCCTGGACCCAGCTACGGGGGTGCTCGCTATCGCGAAAAAGACGCGCGAATTCAGGGAAGTCGGTGATGAGGGGTACGCCTTCGTGACCAACACGCGCACCGAAGCCTATGACTGCCTCTTCACAGAGGAACATTGGGAGCAGGCGATACGGGATTTCACTGTCGCAGAGGGAAACGAGTCGCTAAAACTCGGCGATGAGGCCGCGCGGTTCACGCCACGGATTGAAACAGACGGCGTAGGCGAAAAGGGGCAGAAGTACCGACTCCACGCGGATCTGACTAATGGGGAGATTGCCGTGCTGGCGCTGGTGCATTTCCAGAAGCGCCAGCAGGCAATGTCAGCCGTTGATTCGGTGATGGATGAATGGTGTGACCTGATCAGTATCTGAAAAGGTTCTACGCTCAGTTGGACTTATGCGGGATCGAGGGTAAATCCGGCTCCATACCTTCCAGCAGTTGCTGTGCCGGCGGGTCCATTCCCGGACCTGCCGGAAGCTGCATATCTCCCGGCGCCAGCTTTGGAGCTTGCCGCAAAGGACCGGTACCAAGATCCTGTTGATCCTCAGACGATACAATAACTCGCGCGCTGAACGACGCCAGCTTGAGGTTTTCCCGGCTGGACGCCCACGCAATACGGCTGTTCACAATGTACGCAAGACAGCCGCCTCGATCGCCACCAATGCGGATTGCCTGAATCCACTGGTTTTCTGTCAGCACAGCGAGCGCGCGCTTGGTCGTGGCCACCGATACGTTGGTCAGCTTGGACAGCGTTGCATGGCTGGCGACAAGTCCGCCGGTTTCGTCCATATTCGCCACCAAGACGTGCATCAGCTGCGCAGCGCGCGGGGCATCTGCGATCAACTGCGCCCAGGCCTCGTGTCCTGCACGTTCGGTTTGAACCCAAGTCCCGCGGGGAGCAGGTTGTTTGAGCTTGCGTATATCTTCAGCCATGCTGATTCACCTCAATTCCTTGAGCGATACCTTACAAACTTGTTCGCTATCGATCAAGCTTGGCAGATATCGCGCAGATTTGAACTAGGGTTAGGTCATCTGCTGGATGGTAGGGGTAGCTCATGCAGTGAGCTGGGGGTAGCTCATATTTGTTTGTTATCTCTCAAACTTGCACGTTATCGTTACAAGAATGAACTAGGGGTAGCTCACCAGCTATGACCTACCCTTAGCTCACCAGCTATGACCTACCCCAGTGCATCAGCTATGACCTAGGGGTAGGTCAATTAGGTGACCTACCCCCGCCTCTGGAGCCCTTGATTTACGGGGGCCTGGAAGTTGTCTCTCTCATGATCTCCAGCGCCCCTTCTGCCGTAGTTGGTGTTCAGTTGGCCTGCGGCAGCGGCCGGTCAGGGCTACCGGACAGACTTCGCTAGTCCGGCATCCCTGACCGGCTTCGACTTTTGATCGGTGGGACGGCAACGGTAGCAACGGCAGCCACCCACGCGTTGGCCACTGGTACGGCAGTAGATCGGGGCTTTCATTGTGGCAGACTCTCCTTGTGGCTTTCTGGAATAGCGCAAGGGACGTCGAAGAACCCCAAGCGCCCGTTAACGCTGATGAATGGAAGCGGGCGCGGATCGCGAAGCACGATGGCTTTGTTGCCCGGCATGTACCAGGGCGACGGGTGACTGATATCGCTGCCAATGACCTCAACTGATCCAATGATGCCCCCACGCAGTAGCTCAGCCGCGGGCGGGACGGTGACGCCCAAGCGGCTGGCGTATTCAGCAGCGTCGGCGTATTCCTGCTTTGTCATGCCCTTGGAGGCATGCACCAGGAAGCGCCCGCGAAACTTCGTGAGCCATGATCGATTTTCGATGTCTTTGCCGCCGTGCACGATCAGCCACGCCCAAGGCTGGCGAATGCTCAGTGTTTTCATACCAGTTCCAACTGTTTGCGAATGGGGGTAGGTGCCGCCACGTTGGGCAGTACGTTGTTGTCCTTGAGGAATTTCTGCGCCAGGTCGCGCAGCTTGTTACCGCCCACGTCCAGCCGCTGGATCATGTCGTCATCCGGATTACGCACGCCCTCGATCTGCTCGCGCTTCACGCCCAAGACGTCAGACACGATCGGATCGCTGCCTTCATCGGATATCAGGAAGTAGGCCTGCACCGGTTCGGGCTGGCCGTCGCGGTGTACGCGCCCTATGCACTGCTCATGCACGCCCGGCGACCAATCCAGCTCACCAAACACGACGGTGCTGCAACAGTGCTGCAAGCCATCGATCCCGGCGCCAGCGCGTAGGCTGATCAACATGACGCGACTGTCACCACGAACGAACGCGTCTTTCGCGGCCTGTTTCTGCGTTGGGGATTCGCTACCGGTGTACATGCACGGGTTGTACTCGGCCAACTTCTCAGCCCAAATCTGGTACACGTCCCGGTGCCAGCCGAACAACAGCACTTGCTGGCCACTCTCCACCAGCAACTTGACGAACTCAGCCACGTAGGGCGCTTTCGCAACGCCGGTTGCATGGCGAACCAAAACATCCAGCTCGCCCGCGGCTTGCATCTTCTCGCCCCGGTACCGTTCGTTTGACGCCATGATGGTCTTGGCCAGCGCGATCGCATCCCCGGTGATGCTTTCCAGCACAGACGAATCAGATTCGATCTCGTGGGGGATCTTCGACAGCTCGGGCAGCTCCCGGCCCACTTCCTTACGCGTGCGGCGCAACATGATCCCTTCGCGGCGCAGGTAACTACCGAACAGTTCAGCGTCTTGCAGCTTGGGCTTGTCCCCCATACTGCCAACGCACCATTCGCGCAGGAATTCGTCATAGCCGCCCAAAGCGTCAGGCAGCAAAACGTTTACGACGTGATAGAACTCGCCGCCGTAGTTGTAGATCGGCGTAGCAGTCAGGCCCTGGCGCAGCCGTGATTGCGCAGCCAGGTGCTTGCACGCTGAGTAGATATCGCTGTTTGGATTGCGCAGCTGTTGGCACTCTTCAAATACGGTGTACTGAACGATTTCCCCAAGCACATCGGCCCAGCCGCGCAGCTTGTGATAGCTCACCAGGATCACGTCCGGTAGGGTGTCCCACAGGTCGGTGATGCGCTGGCGTGGTTGCTTGATCAATGGATACGGCTGGCCCTTACGAATGTGGTGCACGCGCAGATTCGGGGCGAACTCGGCCAGTTTCTCAGGCCAGTGGTTTGGCAATGCCGCCGGGTACACGACCACCGCGGGAAGGTTGCCCGGAATGGCCATGGGGCAGATGCCCGTCACGGTTTTACCCAGGCCCAAGTCATCCGCCAGCAATAGCCCGCCGCGGATCTCCACTTGTGCCGCGGCATAGCGCTGGTACTGACGCGCGGGCTTCGCCAGTTCAAAGGCTGGTATCGGTCTGCGCCCCGCCACCAAATCGGCCAGGCTGGTTTCCATCTGGACATGCTCCGCGGCGCGCTTATCCAGTTCACTGGCCACCTCTTGTGGCAGGTGCATGGGATAGCGGTTCAGGAACCACAACAGTTCCCGACTGTTCTCGGCGCTGGCCAGCAACTCAATCACGGCACCAGCACGCTGAGGCACCCGCGGAAAAACCCGCTTGAGCCGTGTTCTTACCTGCGGCTCGCACGCGACTTGCCAATATCGGCCATCAAACTGAACCTCTCCGAACTTCATAGGGACTGTCTCTCCAAGCGGATCATCTGAAATGGCTTGTCTTGCCACACCGGCTTTTCCTGCAGGGCCTGGCCAGCCCAGCGCGGCGTGCCGGCCAAGATCACGCCCTTGACGTGCGGAAGGTTGATATAGCGGTCCACCTGGCGCAGTGCGTCGGACAGGGAGCCGTCTACCTTGACCTCGATCACGATGCCGTTAAGCCAGAAGTCGGCGCGATTGCGAGCGTCAAGGACGTATTCGTGTTCAAACGCAAAGTCGTGGCTTTCCAGCACTTTGGCCATGGCGTCATGCAGGCGGGCTTCATTGCTGTAGCGGTAGGAGTAGCGCGCCAGCTGGTTGGCGATCGCATTCAGGTGGATTCGCGTCTCAGGCACGGTGGGCCTCGATCGTCAGAGGGGTGGTGTTCCACAGGGTCACGATGCGGCCAATGGACTGGCATTCGTTGTCTTTGATCGGTACCGCGCGATCGCAGACCTTGCACGTCATCGTGCGCACAGTGGCGCCACTGATCCGCTTCAAGTCGTACTCAGTGGTTTCGTAATTGGCGTCATTCCCGCAGCCACGGCACTCGCGCATCAGGGAGAACAGCAGTTCACGCTTGCCCGGTACGTCCAGGGCTTTGGCCACCTGATCAACATCACGCTCAAACGCCGAATCGTTTTCGTAGCTGGCGCGATTCAAAACCCGCTTACCTTGCATATTTCCCCCTTAAAACCGCTCAAAACTCCCGAATGGACGCATAAAAAACTATCCCCGGACAATACATGCAAAGATTAACAGTTAATCGCTATTGTTTTTAGCGTTATTTCTAGGGGGGCAGAAACCACAAACGGCGCCGATCGGCGCCGCTACTTTTGCGATGGGGTCAGGCCCTGGCCAGAAGCTCAGGCACCACTTGGCCGGTATCCATAAAATACCAATCGCTATCGGTCAGGTTATTGATGAAGAACCGTACCACGTCGTCTTTCGTACTGCGCTTGATGAAGCGCTGCATCTTGGGTGATGGTCCGCGCCACGTCGGTTCAACGCCAGCGAGCTTTGCCGCAGCCAGGTTATGGTGTCCATCGATTAGCACCCGGTAAGCAACACCAAGCAGCTCAACGGTCACTGTGCTGACGATGAACTGTTTGAAGGTCGTTGCCTTGCGGTGGACGGTTTCGTGGTTGAGATAGCGTTGTGAGCTGATCAGGGGCGGTAGATTCATCGCCGCACCTCGTGCGCCAGCATGAAAGCCATCTTTACGAGCAGGTAGGCCCAGTAGAACGGCCACAGGGCGATACGGCGGTATAGGAAGCGCTCATGGTCTGGCGCGTCCATGGTCATCAGGGTGATGGAGCTGCCAGCCAAGTAGCAGACCACCAGTGTGGCCAGCGCTTCGTCACTCATGGGCAGGCGCCTTATTCATGGACGACCAGCAAGCGGCAAAAGCGTCCTGTAGCAGGTTGGCCAGCATTGACGCCGACTGGTGCTGATCATCTGATATGCAGGAGTCGGCGCTCTCGACCTCATCCTGTAGGTATCCGTCAATGTAGGCCTTCACCTGATTGCGCAGATCCCGCAGGGCGGCAAGCTCGGCATAGAGGCCGGCAGGTATGCGGGAGGGGCGAAGTGCCTCGATACCTTTGAATTCATCAGCGCCCACCCAGCCAATGACAGTACCGGTCGATATCGCATCGCAGGCGAACATCTTGCCCCAGGCCGACGTCAGCTCAAGCCAGCGCCCCGTTCGATGACCAGCGTGCCCATCATTACCAACGGTGCCCGCATCACGCAGCACGACCAGCGAGACGCCTTCGGGTGGAATGTCCTTCGGGGATCGCCAGAAGCCAGCCAGGCGAGCGTCCAGCGCCCGTGTATCCAGCATGGTCTTAGTACCCATGCGCCGGCCTTCGTCGTAGCCTGACTGCCAGCTATTTGCATCGGATTGTAGGACAGTAACCTGCTTGCGTAGCGCTTCGTTCTCGGCCTTGAGCTGGTCGCGCTCTTCCAATAGCTCTTTTACCTCGGCCTGAATGTCCTTTACCCACTGGATTGCAAAAGGCACGCACTGACCGTGGGCTGCGCACTCTGGAATCGCATTCAGCAGGCGGTCACGCTCGGCGATGATCCTATTGTCGAGCTCTACCTCTTCGGCAAGCTGCTCGTTCGCGGCGATCAGGGCTAGGATGTCTTCCGGTTCGCACTCGTCGTAGAACTCAGCCAGACGGCGATTGTGTTGCGCTTCGTCGGCACTTTTGCTGGGATCACACGCCAGCGCAGCGGCCTTAAGACTCGCTGTATCAATCGTCATGATGTGACCTCGATCTTAGCCGCCGATCGCACAAAAACGCCCTTGTGGCTGCTGGTACCGTCCACCGCCATTGTGGTGATGAAATAATGGTTTTGCTGGCGGTTATAGACAACTTCCTCACGGTCGGTACCGGGAAACAGTACCTCCTGTGCCGGGGCGCATATCGGCTTACCGCCCACGGTGAAGCTGAGAAAGTCGCCAGGCTGGATCTGGCCCGGCGCGGCAAGTGAAGTCCACCCGCTGGCCTTGGCCAGCTGTGCGTCCTGTAGCGCCTGCATCAACCGCGGGTGCAGTTCCAACACATCGGAATCCGGCGCCAGCACCTGACTACGTGGGTCGAACAGCAGACGCATGCCCATTACGGCACGCCCAATACTGACTTTACTGGTCATACCCAGTAGGTGCCGCACAACACGCTGGCACTGTGCAGCGTCCTCAACGTCGAACGGCTCACCAACTTCCTGCACACACATTTCATCTGGCAGAAAGCCGCGCTCGATCGCCTCCAGGGTGAAGACGATCTGGTCTGCACACTGCAAATCTCCCTCGCTGGCCTTAGCGGCGAGCAGCAACCCTATTTTTCCGTGCATAAAATAATCCCCGTACAAGACAAGGAACATTAAACAATAATTTTATAATGTTTTCGACGTGTTTTGCGCCCTAAAACACTACGCCGCAAGTACCGATCGCCGGCTATTCAGCGAACGGCTCCCCATAGGCGTCCATTCCGTTCTCATTGAGGCACTGGCGGCCTTTCTCGCTCAGGAAATAGATGCCCTCGGCAACGTCGACCATCGACAGCGCCAGCAACGTGGCCAGCACGTCCTGGTCAGCAATTTCGTCCTCAGATGCAGCGGACACTTTCGCAATCGCCACCAGCTGCTCCAGCGCCTTATCATCCACCTGGCGAGCGGTCGCGCTGTCGAGCATGGCAATGGCAGCCTTGAAGGAGTCCGCCATTTTCAGCTGAAGCCTGGCTTGATCGATGTCGCCATTCTCCAGGCTCAGAGGCCCGTTATTCTCGACGATATCTAAAGCTATCTTTAGATATCCTTTTGCCCCGTCGGTCGAAGCGTCGTCGAGCATCAAGCCCGTAGCCGCCCACAGTTCACGCGCGGCCACGTAGGAGCTGGCCAGCGACAGAACGGTATCGGTTGCGGCGGGCTGAACGGCTCCCGCGCTATCCAACATAGCCGCTGCGGCTCGCCCCTTGTCGTTAAGCACGTTGGCGCCCTTGTCGGTGTAGCGATCGATCAAGCCAAGGTCTATCAGCTGATCGCGGCCACTCTTCGATGCCACTTCACCGTCTTCCAGTGCCTGGCCATCGGCGGCGGCCAGCTGCTGAAGTACGTCACGGCCTGCGTCGTCCAGGTCAGCCAGTTCACGCGGTACCGAATCAGTCATGGCGCCTACACCGAGTTTGGCGGTCAGGTCTGCGATCGTGGCCTTGCGCTCACTGATCTGCGCGTCCAGTTCGCTCACTTGTTGCTCCAGGGCATCGACCTGCTTGGGCTTGGTGGTGCTCATACCCTTAGGCAGCGCAACGGCTTTGCGGGCCTGAGCCTTTTGGAATGCGGCCTGATTCTTTTCAGCCATCCCGGCAATCTCAGCAATAGCCTTTTCAGTGTCTGCGTGTTCCTTGAGTGGCCTCACCGATCCATTGAGCAACACCTGGTAGATATCGCCCGTGGCATTCACTCGCAACGTGATCATCTGGCCACTGGACAGCGTGATAAACGCCTCCCGGTAAGTCGTATCGGAACTGCGGCGAGGTTTCTGATTAAATTCAGAGGAAGCAACCGATTGACCAGCACGCCCCAGCAGCTGAGCGATCTTTTGAAGTGCTTTCTCAGCACCAGCCGGCGAAGAGAAATCGAGGGTATTGGTTTTGGGCATTGGGCGGATTCTCGGCGAGTGTGGAAATATCGCCATTTTGAAGCGGAAAAGCGCGGGGCTAATGTGGCGCTTTGCGCCGCAAAACCTCCCGCTTGCCTGTTCTTTCGCTGCGCTTCAGAACAGGCAAGCCCTCCCGGCCCCGTAAAGGTTTCGAGTGGTCCGCCTTGCTACTCACTTTCGGAAGAATCGGCGAGATTCCTGCCCCCATTGCCCGCTGAGTAGACACTTCATAGACCTGCTGCATTACCGGACCTTATCCTGCTGGACGATCCCCGCGGCGTTTTTAACGTGGTGCCGGTCTATTCCCCTTGCCCACATGGTAATGCCCCCAGGTTGCGAGCCTGGGAAGGCGTGAAGCGCGTCGCACGGTCGGCCCTGTGCAATGAATCCCCATTGGGCCGTACAGTCGCAAAGGTGGGTAACAAACGCTTGATATCCAACCCCACCAATCGCATACGCTTACGTCCATTTTGGGCGCACGAAAACAGCTCGGGCGCGCAAAAAAGCGCGACTGCTCGATGAGTAGAGAGGGCTGATCTGTAGACAAGGACGCGTGTTCGCGCCAGAATTGGGCCTACAGAGTCGAGCATCCCCATGCCGCCAAGCTAGGAATACCCCTCGACTCCAGGCTAAGGGAGTTTGCACCTCCGCGTAGCCCTTCAAGACCCGCTTCTAGCGGGTCTTGTCGTATCTGACGCGCAGAATACTCGTGAAAATGATCGGCGCGCTATAGTGGCAATTTGTACAGCCTGTATGTAACACCAGTTTTTTCCACAAATATCCCCGGACATTGCGTCCCTCCGCAGCCCCCATACCGCGGGCTCTCCCGACAGACGGTAGTCCTCTGCCAGTTAGCCCCCAGTGCGATCAGGACGGTATTGGCTTGCTGGTCTGGCCGTTCATGCTGTCAATGTGCGGGTGCTGCTGAAGGCTCACACCATCACTCGTAACATCACCGCCAGTCTGCTCTACCGGGCCTTCGATTTCGTGCTTGGCTGACAAGGCGGCGATGGTTTCCGGGGTCAGTTTGAATTCAGAACCGCCCACCTTCAGCGTGATAGACGCCGCGGCAGTGATCATGACGTCCTGGCCAGCGTTGACGGTGAAATTCTTATCGGCGTTGTGCTCAATGTTCTCGTGATTCCAGCGCCGAGTGCTTTCCTCGTTGCCAGTGTTTACCGGACGGTTGCCGACAATGATCGGGTAGCGCTCATCACCACCGCGAAACGCCAGCCAAATCGGCATACCCGGCACCATGCGGATTTCGGTACCGCGCGAATCGTCGCCCATCGGGTAGGACATTTCGGCAATCGGCCACTCGCTGGCGCCATCGGTGTATGGGGAGAACGACACACGAATTTCCCGGCGTTTCCGGTTGTCTGTGACGGCTTCGACAAAGCCCGGCAGGTAACTAGGCAGCATTGACCACCTTCCCCATCCACAAGCGGCTGTAACTCTCCATCGCGCCCGTCTTCTGAATCGCGGCATGGGCGGCGGTGATGACCACCAGGTTCTCCCCGCCTACGGTCAGTACATGCCCGGCCTGAATCTGCTGGCACTGCTGGGAATCGACGGTTTTGCTATGCACCAGCACGCACGAGGCGTTGCGCAGTTGGCGCGCATCCCCTTTCGGCATGAAGCTGATTACCCGTGAGTCGCCCATTTGACCGGTCACAATCACACCGTCATCACCCACGCTGTAAAAGCTCGGGATTTGCTGAAACTCCAGAAATTCGCTGTCGACCTTCGCGCTTGAATCCACTTGGCCAATGTCGTCGACGGGCGTCTGCTTGGCCAGGTCGGTCAAGCGCATCACCTGCAACTTCCCGCCGACCATCACCAGGACGGCGCCCTCTTCCTGCAGCACCTTGGCTACGCTGTAACTGGGCGCTCGCCCCCGCAGGCAGGTGAATCGCGGTACCGAAAAGTCGCTGCCAATGCGCAGGAACGCGCCACAGCTGCGCAAGATTCCGGAAAACGGCGCCTCCCGCTGAACCACGGCCTGCGCCAACGGTTCGGCCAAGGGCGCGCAGCTGGCCAGCAACGCGATCACACTCATCGCCTGTTGCTGGCTCTTGCCCTGGACTTCACCCAGCGGCTTTTCCCGTTTGGTTTTGACGATCTTGTACGCGAGGTTTTCCCGACCCGACCAGACGATAGCGCCGCGCTTCAGCTTGTCTTCCACCCCGTCGATCAGCTTTACAGTGAACTCCAGGTTGCGCGGTATCGGCGTAAGGTCCGATCGGTTCACCCAGCGAATCACCACGTCGGTGGGCAGCTGATCGCCGTTTTCACTTAGGTAGACGTTCATCGCCGCCCACCATGTGCGAGAAGTCGTGCCCCATACGCTGGCGCAGGTGCATTTGATTGACCACTGGATAGCCTGGCGGGATGTTGTCGGTACCGTCGTTGGGCTCACCCTCTCCCGGACTGCGGAAAATCGGTACCACACACTTGAGCGCCACGTCGGCGGCCAGGATCTTCATGTTCTTCTGGTCGGTTTCCACCCGCATCCAGTCAATACGCTTTGTCTCCAGCTGCATGGGCGCCGGCACGTCGTACTGGCCAAAGGTGTATTTGGCATCCATGTAGCGGTGATGTGGCTCTTGCATGTACGCGCTGAGCTGCGCCGCCAGTGACTTCGCGGTATCGCCATCGCTGGCAATGATCACCACCTGGATACGCCGATCGTGCATGTCCTGGCGGTAGTCGTACCACGAGCCACCCTCGTAGATTTGCACCCGTTCGAAGCCGGTATGGTGACCGCCCCAATCGGCGCCGGTACCCAAAAAGTCATCGTCGGTCGCCAGCAGGATCACCGGAAGCTTGGTAGTGGCGCCGGGCGGGCCGTTCTCGTTCTTGCGGTACTGCGCCAGCATTGACTCCACTTTGTCCAGCATGCGCGACGGCGCCCACTGCATCGCCTGCGCCGGGCGCCGCGATCGGAACTCTTTGAGCGCGGCGGTATCGGTGTAGAGCTTGTTAAACCAGTCGAGCAGGTACCAGCCAAAGGCTTCCTTCTGCTGGATAAAACTGCCGTTCATTTCAGCCATGACAAACCTCGTTAAGCCGCATCGAGTTGCGGAACAAACAGCGACGGCGGATGCCCGGACGTCTGCGCAGCCGCGGGGAGCATCCAAAGGTGCTGCGGCGTGATGCGTGCCCCCAGCTCAGGGCGCAACAATGGCGCCCCGGCTTCGCTGAATGCCCAGGCGACGAACTCAGAACAAAAGTACCGGTCTTTCGATTGCAGGCGCTGGGAGTGCAGCAAGATGCCCAGCAGCCCCACGTAGTCATAGCCTGCGCCCAGCTTGCTCAATGCGGCCTGTTTGATCGCTTGGGCATCCATGCACGGGAAATTGACCAGGGCGGCGTAGCTGGACTTCTCCAGGCGCTCTTTGAGGGGCGTCAGGCTGACGCCTCCCAACATGTTGGCGCCGATCACCTGGTCACCAATCACGATTTCGACGTGACTGAAGGCCGACCAGGTAATACCCCGGATCAGTAGGCTGCCGATCATGCGGCGGCGGGTGAACAGCAGCTGTACCGATTGCATCATTGCGGGGCTTCCTCTTCTGGATCAGGGAGAGATTCCGGGCTTGGCTCCGGATCGACAGGAGGAATTGTCTCAGGCTCTACAGGCGGGATTTGCACCGACTCTGCATAGGTTTGAGGCCAGCCGGCGCTGTAGTCGTAGGCGCTCGGGTCTTCAGCGGTACGCATGGCAGCGCCGTGCTGCTCGGCCGCCTTGAAAATCGCAATATCGGAGCGAGTGACAGCGGCCACTACGTCGAACGCAAGCTGTACGGTCACAGGAACAAACGAGCCGCCCAGCATTTTCCAGGCGATGAGTTTTCCTTTGTCGTCGCGCAGCTGGTCAGTCATTGTCGCGCCGCCGGCCAGCGCATCACGGGCGTTATCCTTAAGCCCAAGCCACTGGCTGCGGCTGAACAGGTCGGAATGCACCCATTCGGCGCCCACGCTGAAACCGGCAAGGGTGCGGCGCTCTCGCTCGGCCTTGATCAGCTCCCAGGTTTTCGCCGCAGCTTCGGCGCGAAGCTGTGCCACCAGCTCAGCGCTGACAGTCCACTGGCCATCAGTCCACGCATGGGCTGGCGATGGGCGGGGATCGAGCGTAAGGCCCTCTGGCAGTTCCCCAAGGGCGTCGAACTGCTGCGGCTTACCGGTTGCGGTGCTGTAGACCGTTCCGCGATGATCGGCCAGCAAAACCGGCTCACCATCCACCAGCGCCCACACAAATCCCTCAGCTGGCGCCACAAGCTCACGGCCAAGGTCGATGTCGCCTTCTGGAACCTGATAGCCGATGCCCGGAATCTCAGACAGAAAATAAAGGATCAGCTCCCCGGCCATGGTCATCTTGTACACAGGCTTGCAAGTCACGTTCATAGATACCTCAGATCATTTTCAGTCGGCCGGGATAGGCGATGCTGCGTGGGCGGTTTTCACTGGCGGTCGGAACGGCGAGCGAGGCGTCAAAACCGATCGTGGAGTTATCCCCTGGATCAGCACCGACCACACCAATCTTCGCCGGTGACGAACCGTAGGACGTCATCTTCATCGCGCCGGATGCCACCAGACTGCCGGACCGGTACACGGAGGACACCGCACCAGTGATATTACGAATGGCATCGCCTTGCGAGCTGCCGGCGGTGCGCCCCGTATCAACACCGCGCGACTCATCGAGCACCCGAACGAATTCGCCTCGCCCCTCAGGACTGCGAAAAGTCGAGATACCGTCGCCGTCAGTCCATTTACCCTCATTCCCAGCCCGCAACGCTTCAGTGGTCAGCATCCCGGACGCTTGCGCGTGATCCCATGTCCACGGCCAATCCGCGCGGTTGTAGATGAAACCGTTGTGGCCAGCCCAACCGCCTGGCTGAAACGCGGTTGTTGTTTCGAACACCGGGCGGCCCAGTGGCGTGGCGTCCAGCCGATCCAGAACGCGCCAGGTGCCATTGCTGTCGCTGCGCAAGTGCCAGAAGTCCCCGGACCCCATCAATACAAAGAACGGATAACCAGCGGCGCGCAGATGTGTGTGAAACAGGATCTTTTCACCTGGGGCTGCCTGGACCATCAGGCGGTTACCCGTGTTGTCGACGCGCTGTACGCGGACATCCATAGGGCGGTTCGCTGACGGTAAGGTCAGGGGGAAGGCTGCGGCGGTTGCATCCACCAGCAGGAAACCCGTCTCGCTGGCGGTAAGTACCTTGGCAGCGGTTATAACGGCGTTGTTCATCCCGCGCATGGCGAGCAGGCCGCTCTCAATATCAGCTAAATCGTCGGCGCGGCTCATTGGGTGACTCCTTGCAAAGCATTTTCATCAGGCGACATGGGCCACTGAATATCCGTAGGGAACCCATCCTGTGTTTCGATACGGTTGAGGTCGATTCGATAGCCTTTCCAGAGCCGCAGACGGGATACCTCGTCAGCTGTCGCGCGGTCGACATCTACCGCGTCTTGCAGCGGCCCCATGCGGTTAGCGGCAATGGTCAGCAGCTGATTGCGCTTCTCCTTGGCCAGCGCCGCCAGTTCTTCGTTACTGGGTAGCAGCGGAACGATTTCAGGCTCTGGCCCATCGTTGATATCGACAAAGTGCTCATCATCCAGAAGCTGATTGTGCTCACTATCAAATGAACGCTTACCCGATAGATCGTTTTTAACAGCCCAACCAATGCTCATACACTG